GATCATGGTCACAACGACGCACCCCGGGATACGGTTCATGAATTCATCATACGTGATTGCCCCCTTCTGCACCAGGGTGTAGATCTGTCCGAACGGGCTATGGGGAGGATCATACTCCTCCTTTAACTCCCGGTCTCTGTCGGCTGGCTCGCCTCCGTCGGCTTCATCAGGTTCAGCGAAGCGACCGATGCGATAATGCTCACAAAAGCCTCGCTCGTGCTCATCAGCACGATGATCTTGGCCAATTCCGCCAATCCCTGCATCGGCATGTGTTGCCGGATATACCAGGCGAGCGGACGGTTCAGCAATCGTGCCGACCATGTGCCACGCAGCAGACCATAGGCGATGATCCGTGAGGTGGTGACGCCGTGCTTGGCGATCTGTTCCAAGACGCTGCCGAAGTTGCCGTCATGCAGGTGCTGCAGGTCGATATCCATCCGCGTGAAGAGCGATGACATCCGGATAAGGCTGCCCGCCGTGGGCAGCTTCACCCGGATGGGTACCGTCTTGCGCCCGAAGATCCGGAGCAGCCACGGGGCAGGGAGGTTGATTTTGAGCCGCCGGTCCAACAGGGCGTCGGCGGCCATGGCTTCTACCGGGGTCATGCCGTGGGTTCTCCTAATTTGTAGATCTCATAGGCCCCGTCTTCTTCGCTTGCCGAACTCATGGCGGTTGCGGTAATTTCGATCTGGGCGATCTGGTCGGCTGCCAAATTCCAGATAAACCGAGCGAGGATCTTCGCACGGGGGATGTCGATCACCACGTTATATCTGGTAAGGACACGTAGTGCCTTTTCGATCTGCACTACATCGCGTGGCGCTTTAAACTTGTCGACAGTGTATTTCTTGCCTTCGATGGTCACCTCCTGTGCCTTGGCAATGGATCCGCCGAAAACCTCTACCAATACATCGTTATCCCATTCCATGAGGTTGAGCTTGACCTGTTTCAAACCGGTTTCCGAAGCCACCGTTTCGACCGGGACGGTCGGTTCTTCCTCGCAATAGAAGTTGGTCACGGTATCAGCTTCGGTGGTGAACGAGGCGGTTCCTTTCATGGTGCGTGCCAATTGTTTCATCTCGGCAGGCATACCACCTTCTTTATTTACGTCACCGAACAATGCGGCCTTCAAGCCAACCGATCGTATATTTTGTTTCGTTTCTGCCATAGCTTATAAATGAATTGAATGATTACCGTTAAAATAAATCCGATTAAAACACCGCTCGAACACCATTTGAGCCGTTGGCCGAAGGTGGCGACGGGAGCCTCTTTCTTTTCTTCCTTTTGCTCCGTCTGTTCCCCTCGGCTATAAAGCTGTTCTGCGAGTTCAAACACCAGGCGCTCGAGACTGTCGCAGCGGGCGGAAGCGATCACGTCACCCTCTCGGAAGGTGAGGCTGACGGTCGCCTGTCCGCTTCTCTCTGTATAGGCTGCCCCGCCGGGCAGCTTACGGAGGCTGTCCAGCGGGACACTGAGTGTCGCCCGGGCGGGTGGGATTATCTCGGGGGTAGCGCTTACCTTTCTGTCCCACACGAGGCTGTCCAACCGGTGGATAGTAGTACTTTCGTTTATACTCCTGCACGAGCCGGCGAGCAGGGCAACGGTCGTACAGAGGGCAGAGCACCAGTTTTTCCAGGCAAGCCTCTTGTGCATAAAACCTTTCTTTGAGTTGCAAGACCTCTCCATGCAGTTCGTCGATTAGCCGTGAATCCTTTTCAAGCATCTCCCGGAACGCATCTTCCCGTTCACCCTTCAGCCGAAGCCGGACAAAAGGCAGGTCGGACAGCCATTTGAGCAGGACCATCAACCCGCCGCCGGCACCGAGAAAGTCGAAGAATACGCTCCAGTCCATACATCATGCTTTTTTCTTCTTGCGGGCGAAGAGCGAGATCAGCCATTGGATGAGTCCGGTTTCGGCAAAGCCCGAAGCGGCGATACCAGCACCGATGCCATACATCAGGGCGACCGTCCAGTCCAGCCCGGCGAGAAATCCTAATTCCTGCCACCAGCCGAACATACAGATTCCGATACCCAGCACCCAGTTGAGTGCCATACCAGCCCATCCCGGCATATCCTTCCAGAAACCCCTGATTGCCTCCACAATCACCGGAACGCCGGCCACGATCGCCGCCAGCGAAGCGAAGATGTCTTCATACACGGGAGTTTCCGCCTCCGGGACTGTTGCCGCCGTTTGTGCGATTACAGGAATGGACATCGCCAGCAGGGCGATCAGGAGACATACTGTTTTGTCTAAATGTTTCATGTCGTTTATTGTTTTATTGATTAATACCTATTTGTTTAAGCCACTTTTGCACGTCAAACGACGGGCAGGCCTTTGCTGCCAGCTCGTTGTGACCGACAATCCGGACATCGGGGAACCTTTGGTGGAAATCCTTCACATAGGCCTCCAGTGCCCAGAGCTGCCGAGGCGTGCGGGTGTCCTCGGGCTTTTGGCTGTGCGCCTCGCACCCGCCGACGTACACAATGTGCCGGGCTGTCCGGTTATACCCTTTTGCCCCATTGGTAACCTCCCACGGATCGACCACGTCATCCTCGTTGTTTGCCACCAGCCGTTCCACCGTCCCGTCCAGATGGACCATGTCGGTATAACCGACCTGCTTCCAGCCGCGGCCTCCTTCATTTGGAGGGGCTGTGTGCCAACGACGGATCTCTTCCGCCGATACTTCACGGCCTGCAGGGGTGGCGGTGCAGTGGATAACAAGATAGAAGAGCTTAGCCATTACGCTCCCGCTTTGTTGTAAATGACAGCCTGGTACTTCTTGCGGATCGGCAGCGCGGTGAATCGTTTTTGGAAGCCGATCACGTCACCGCGTTCTCCTGGGTCTTTGTATTTCGCGAATACTTCGATATCGCCATCGGCACGCATTACCTCCTGGTCTGAGTAAAACAGCGAGCATTGGGTGTCGGCCTCGGTCGCTTTCGTGCCAAACGCCACCTTCGTACCGTCGGCTTGCTTATAGTAAGGCAGCTGCGAGAAGGTGAAGACTGTGAAGCCGAACAGGCGGTTGCTTTCGAGCATATTCTTATAAAGTTTCATGTCCTCCAATTGCAGGTCGGCAAGATGGTAAGGATTCAACACTGCCACAAGTGTAGCCGGGTCGATATCCTGCCCACGGAACCAGGCATCCATCTTCAGGATGTCCTCAAAAGATATTTTTCCCGGAGCTGCAGTGGCTTTGGCCGGTGTCAGTTCGGCAGTCTTGGCCGGTGCCCAGTTATGAGCCGCATAGGCAGCCGTTTTTGCCTGCAGGGTGTTGCGGTGCTGGCGCACTACACTCTCCATTTTTGCGTAAGCCGTTTCCATTTCTTCCACGTTGCGGACTACGGTATTCTTCGTGTCGAAGGTATGCAACGTCAGCTCGAGCGGCGTATCCGTGCGGCTCATGGTCGGCACGGGGTAATCCTTATTATCGACCAACACATCGGGGGCGACACCCGCTTCGGCAAGGTTGATCTTGTTATATTCCACCATCGGTGTCATATCCACCGAACGGGCGAGGAAGCTGCGGTCGGGGTAGAATCCCTCCATCAGCATGCTGATCCAGATTTGTTTTTCTATTGCCATAGTTATTGATGTTTAATGTTATCGGATATGTTTTTTAAGTTCCTCGAAGGCTTCCGGATCTTCGGCCTTCATCTTCTTCAAACCCTCGGGGTCTTCCTTGGCCGATTGAGGTAGGTCCAGTCTTTGCGCTCGTCGGCGATGGCTGTTTTGCCGGTGGAGTGCGTCACCTTTGCACCCAACGATTCTTTCGCCGGAATTGCCTCCAAGGTGGATTTGGCAGTGTCATAATCAGCCAAGGCCAATTTTTCAAATGCCTCTTTCTTGTCGGCGGTGATGCGTCCATCCTTGATAGCCAATGCTACCAATTCATTCGCTTTCAGCTTGCGCTGGTCTTCCAACTCCTTCTCGGCTTTCTCGACACGCGCCTGGAGCTCCATGATAGCAGCACTGATGGACTTGCCGTCGGCTTCGTTGCTCTTCAGTCCCAAAGCCACATAGGCTTCGGAGGTCAAAATGATTTCTTTCATTTCTTCTTCTGTTTTTTTGTTTACGTTCAATAATGCCTCGATGCTCAGCTTTACCTGGTCGTCGGGGATTTCCACACCCTGTCTGTTGTACAGGCGCAGGGCATTCCTGTTACTGGGGACACTTACCAGGCTCGTTTCGCACAACTCCCAGTCGGTCACCGTGACGCGCTCTTCTCCACCAGGCATCGTGCGCAGTTCCACGGCGTTGATG